AAGAGTGTGGGCGCGCCATTCAATCGTGTGTACACAACAACCGGAGCGTTCGTGGACGAAAATCCCGAGCACATGGAAGATCTCTGGAATCGGATGAGAAAACCTGGGGACTCAGAATATGCGTTCCTGTGGGCGAACACCGAGAAGGAAGAGATGCGTGCGAAGGAGAAGCTAGAAGAACGGAAGGTTCGTACCTTTGTGGCCAGCTCAAAAGAAATGGTCTACTTTTACCTGCGCCTGTTCGGTAGACAGAGTGAGAGGTGGTGCGACTACTGTGAAACGCTGAATCACGGCATTGGCTTCAACAAGTGGGGAGGTGGTTGGGACCGTCTGATCACCAAACTGCGTAGGCACCCCAATTGCTTCGGTGCAGACGTGGACGCGCGTGATGGTCACTGTTACTTTTCGGAAGTGATCCATATGTCGGAGATGGACTGGCACTTTTTGCCTAGTGAGGAGCAAACCCTTGAACATCGCGAGCGGTTTATGTCGGTTCTTCGGAATCGCGCTTTTTCCCTCGTGGTGGATCCTGAAGGCTTTGTGTGGTGCATTGTGGGGGGGAACAAAAGTGGAGATCCGGCCACGATCAAAATCAACACACGCATTACGAAGAAAGAACTGTATTACGCCTGGATTCGCCAGTTCGGCGATACACGGGAGAAATTCCGTAAGAACGTCGAGTTCGACGTCACGGGCGATGATGTGATCTTCAGCGTGTCGGATCAGGTGGTGACAGAGTTCAACCTAGTCTCGATCAGGGACCGGCTGAAAGCCGAATTAGGAGTGGACTGGTCAACGGATGCGCCCTTCCCTCGTGAAGCGCAACACGTGCCGTACTTGGGCTCGTGGAGTAAATTGGTGAGCGGGATGTGGGTCCCAGTTCCAACAAGTCGAAAGATGATAGCTTCCTGGCTGAAAGGCACAAAGCGGGACAATCCAGCAATGAGTTTGATCCGCTCTTGGGCTATGTACCGGGAGGCGTATTGGGACGAAGAAGCCCGCAACATGATCCGCAAACACATCGACAGGCTCCTGGCCGAATATGGCAAGGCTTTGAAGGATGAAGAGGACTGGCGAATTGCATTGACTGCCTGCAGCACGGACAGTGAAATTGAAGTGCTGTGGGGGACGCGAAAGAGTGGGGCGCTTGGCTCAAAGATCGGACACCCCATAAAAGAGCGACCAGAGTCGAAACAATTGAGCGCCCAAATGGTGAAAGTGGCCAAGGGGAAGAAGGAAAAGCAGGCGGTCAATCAGGCTGCCAAAGCTTTGGAGAAGAAAGTCGAGAAAAAGGTCGAGAAAAAGGTCGAACAAGCGAAGACGAGTGGCGGCGCAAAAGGAGGTGGGAAGAAACATCCTACTTCTGCTACTGCTGCGGGGCTCCCAGCTCCGAAGAAGAGTGTGGCCGTCGTTGCTCCACTTGCCGTGGCCGAGTCATCTCGATCTTACTTCAAAGTCCGGAATATCAACAATGGCAAGTACGCTGGGGGAATCCACGTGACTGGGAGAGACTACTGGGCGAGCGTTACACTCCAAACCACCGACTCGAAAGGGGCGGCGATTTACAACAGTCCGGTCAATCCGACCGCACTGCTCGGGAGCCGGATTTCGGATCTCGCAGGGTTATACGAGAAATTTCGCTTCAACAAGTTCGACATCATATGTCAACCCAGCACGAACGCGACGGTTAACGGGGCCTACGGGCTTACGTACGACGCGGACCCTAGTGCTGCAACGCCCTCGACCGGAGATGAGGGAGTGCGTGCTTTCTTCTCACACATGGGCACAGTGACGAGTAGCGTCTGGCAAGGTGCCACGATGAAGTGCAAGGTGGAAGAGCCGATGACAGACCTCTTTATTGAGGCGGCGGCTGGAGGTGACGAAAGACTAACCGATCAGGGACAAATCTACCTCTGGGTGCTGAATCCAGTGTCATCGAACTCGGCTCTGAATTTGGAGGTGGAGTATGATCTGGTTCTATGGATACCGCACAGAAGCGATCAGCTGACGGCGGCGGCCTATCAAGGGTCAGCGACATCATCTAACTCCCCCAATCCAACTGCACAGAAGTTGTGGAATCGTGTAAACTCCAGCATAACAAACAGCTACGCTGTGAATGGTACCAATCGTGGCCTGGGAGACACTCAGGTTCATGCGTTTGTCACCGATCTGGTGGCACAGACTACTGGGATTAAGATGCCTGGCGGTATTTGGACCCTCGCGCAGCTGATCCGGGGCAATTTCAGTGTGGCTCCGGCAGCTGGGGGAAACATGAACATTGACTTCCCGACGATTGTATGCAACGACATTCGAGAAGTGGACATGGCGGAAGTGGTAGAATTGGAAAACACTCAGTGGACGTCCGATGGGACTTCAACCATCTATCAGAGTGATCGAACTGATCTTTTGGTAATACCACCTTCAGGAGCGACGATCTATGGGCAGATGCAATCGGCTGGAAGTATCAGCTCCCAGTCTCAAAGCTCAGGGAAGATGGGTGTGATCATCAACCCGTCGTCCCGTGGTCTCGCTTCTGACAAGTCTCTCCTGCTAACTGCTGAGTGCACTTACTCGGCTTGGAAGAAATTTGGCAAGCATGGCGAGATAGCGCGTCGCAAGATGCGTAAACATTTCGCCCAGTTCGCGGAGGCAACGAAGCGACTGAACAAGCCCGTGGCCAAAGCCCTGGTGCCAGCTCAGGCGCTGGAGGTGGCGGCTGCGGTGTGTGTGAAGTGCCGCCGATATCCGTGCTCATGTGGCAATCCTTCTAACCCAACACAGTCCTAAGGTGACTTGCGGA